CGTAAATAAATCATTTCAATTACAACTATTTTATGGTTAAGCACAATCAATTTAGTTTCTTAGATAGTTTGGACCTTGATAAAGAAGTGAAATTAAGGTTGTCCTCAAACTTACTTAACATCATTCAGGGTAACGATACAGTTTTGTATTCACCTTTGGTCAAATCGGTGAAACCTGAATCCATTTTAACGGGATGGGATAAGATTTTCAAAAGTAAATCTGTTAAGATGAATAAAGTATTGCATGATTTAGAGGACGACAATAGATCTAAATACGGGCCCAGAAGTATTGCCGTACCATGGGTGGATCGTCGCAGTGACGTTTTAAGTTATTTTGAGTCTAATAACATGGAACGCCCTCCTCTTGGTTTGCCTTCTTTAAGAAGAAACCTACGCCCTTTGGAGTTAGATAAAGCAATTAAACTTTTGAAAAATGACACAAACTCAGGTTTACCTTACTACCGTCGTAAGGGAGGTTTAAAAGATATTTACCTTAAAGAGTTCACCAACATACTCCCTAGAGAAGACCCTTGTGTTATGTTTACTCGTACTCAAGAAGGTAAGAAAACTCGTACTGTTTGGGGTTACCCTATGGCAGATACCGTTAACGAGATGTGTGTTTATTCACCTCTTCTTGGTTATCAAAGAAAGTTAAATTGGAGGTCATGTCTAAATTCTCCTGACGCAGTTAATATCGAAATCACTAAATTAATTGATAAAGCGCTTAAACAAGATGTGTCACTTTTGTCTATTGATTTTAGTGCCTACGATGCTAGTTTGGATCGTCCGCTACAGAAGGCTGCTTTTGAATATATATCTAAATTATTTCAACCATCATACGAAGAGTTAATTAACAATTTGTTTAATCGTTTTAATACTATAGGTCTGGTTACTCCTGATGGTATCCTTAGTGGTCATCATGGTGTACCTTCTGGTAGTACCTTTACAAATGAGGTAGATTCAATCATTCAATACTTAATAGCTTTAGATTATGGTCTTGAAGATTCATCTATGCAAATTCAAGGTGATGACGGGGTGTACTGTGTACAAGACGGCACGGCTTTAGCTGAACATTTTAAGAGCTTTGGTTTGAATGTAAATTTCGAGAAATCTTATTACTCTAAGGATTATTGTGTTTATTTACAAAATCTTTATCATAATGATTATCGAGATTCTTCTGGTAAAATTTGTGGAATTTATCCTACTTATAGAGCTTTAAATAGGTTAATTCATCCAGAAAGATTTGTTGACTTTGAGGATATTAAAATCTCTGGCAGAGATTACTTCAGTATACGAAGTATTTGTATTTTAGAAAATTGTAAATATCATCCTTTATTTGAAGACTTAGTCAAATACATTTATAAATTAGATAAATATAATCTAAAATTTTCGCGCGATAGTCTTTTCCGGTTCGTCCAAAACCGTAAACAGGAAAGTGGTGTGCAAGGTATTTTCAATTACAGATATGAGGACGATGTCTCTGGTATCGACTCATTCGAGACTATGAAGGTACTTAATAAGCTCTAAACCGCGTG